AAATGACATATATTTATCCTATGCTCTTTCAGTTGTATGATTAATAGTGAATAATCCTATATCAATTGGTTGTAGTGGTGTATCTAAATTTAATTGTGCATCTGTATACTCAACAACTCTACTATATGTACGTCTGTATTTTTTACCCCATCTAAAAAGTCCTTTTCTTATAGTATAATCGTACCCAACTTCTATTTTAAAAGGTCCTGGTTTTTTCTTAAACTCTACTAAAGCATTCCATTCATCATCATCTTTATTTGTATATAATAATGCTGACTGTCTACCATCTGTCCAATCTGTTACTCCTCTTTCTGATAATGGTCTATCATCTTCTAAAACATCACCCTGATCATTCCATATTTGTGAATATATATTAGGTTTACCTGCAGCTAATTTAGCTATATTTACAAATGCGAAGGGAGCAAAAGCAACAGAGTGTACAGTTGCAAACATCGGTCCTAAAAAATCGTCAAACCATTCACCAAATGCGGACTTCTGTCCATCTAATTGTTTAGCTGATCCTCTCCACACAGTTTTACCATCAACTCTAACTCTAGCATTTCCTTTAAATTTTCGTACGGGTGACATCTTACTTCCTAGACTTGCCCATTGAAATCTTGCAAAGAATGTTCGAGCTTCATATCTCGGATCATCTTCCCATATTACACCTCTTGCAGCTTCGTCTATTTTAAATCTTCCTTCTAATGTAGATGTAAAATTATCTTCTTCAGATTCTATACCTGCTGATGTAATTGCCGCTGCATCATCAGAATTAATACATACATATTTAATTTTTTCTGAAATAAATCCTTCTTTATTGGTTATTTCTAGATCTATTTCTACAGGTATTACAACAGCAACATTATTTATAATTTGTACTGTAGGCTCTAATTCATCCAATTCTAAATACCAACCTCTATGTATTTCTTTACCACCTTTTTTCCATACTATATCATTATCATCAACCGGTACCGGCTTGCCTGTTTTAGGATGATTATAACTTATCGCTCCTTTAACATAAAATATAGCTGGATCTTGTCCGAAAAATAAATATGTGGCATCCATTACAGAGTCTCTTGGCCAAGAATGTCCAACAAGCCAATTACCTTCTATATTTTGATCAATAGGCTCATTATTATCATCAAGTTCAGCCCAATCTAATATCTTATTAACAATAGGGTTTCTAGTAGGGTCAAGTATTCCACCATAATTAATAATTCTAGACCATCCTGCAGCATATACTTTACCTCCTATAGGTGGTGATATAGGATATTGAACAGGTTTAGGGAGTAATTCATATATTTTTTTAGATGATAATTCATTTAAATCATCAGTATCATATGATATATTATCTATTATACGCTTTACTACATTTGGTTTATTAAGAGATATTTCTACTCTCTGATTATGCACTTCAAGTATACTATTGTCTCTACCTAGAGTGTTAGCATCTGGCGCTTCTTCATCACTAACCTGCACTTTACCACTTAACGGTCCAGTTGCAAGCGTTTTATCACTGACTGGTTCGTATGCTGTCATATTTCTAGTATTATAAGCCATAATTATTTAATTACCTTAAAGTGTGTATCTGTATCAAAGTATTGTACTGATCCTGCATAAAAAAGGTCAGGTACTTTAACTTGAATGTTATAATGTCTTTCAGGAAAAAGAGAATTCATATCAACATCTATAAAATGCTTTTTATTGCATGCAACTAAACTTCCTGTTGCTGTGTGTGGAATAACTTTTTCATTCGTTACTGTATCTACAATAGCGTAAGTACTACCTGTTGGTAGTGAATATCTTGATGTGCCTGATGATTGTAATCCTTGTGATCTTGTTGGAAATTTAGGGTGTACATCTAATTCTATTCGTGTTTCTGTATCTCTTCTATACTCTGTTTGTACTAGTGCAGTTATTGTTAATAGATCATCTGCTGATGCTGTTAACATACCTGTTACATCTCTAGTAGTATCTGTAGTTGTATTATATCTCGCTTCAATTCGCGGTGAATAAATTGTATTTGTTTCTCTAGAAAAATATTTTACTGTTCCGTAGTCAGTAGAATTACTTTCTTGCGAGCCACTTCTACGAACTATAACTCCATTATTAGTATGTGATCCGGAATTCCATTTATGTACCATTCCAGTAATATCTACCTCTATATCAGCTTGTACATTAGAAAAAGATTGTGATGCATACTGAATAGATCCTGGATTATATGGAACACCTCCAGCTACTCCCCATGCTGTACCAGCAGTAACACCATCTCTATAAGTCCAGCTACACCCTTCTTCTGTATTAGGTAGATGAGTAGATCTTCCTAATCCTCCAACCCAACTTTCAAACAAAGGTTCAATAGTTAATGCATAATCATTTGCTACATCTTTTTCTTCAGCTACATACATTTTTAAAAAATATCTTAAATTGCCGCTATCTGATGCTGTAGTAATCCCTTGTGTAGAAAGAGAAGATGAAATATCAGATAAATCAAATTGTAATAACGCTCTAGATATTTTTAATGCACCTGTTGAACCTGATATTACTTTTTGTAATTCTAAAATTTCATCAATACCAGTATTCATACTTGATGTAGTATTGTATATTGTTGTGTCTTGTGTTGGAAATATAGTTTTTATCATAATTATCCCTAGTATTGTACTACCTTACCTTTAATATCTGAATCAGCGTTAAGTACTTCAAAAACAGAAGGATCTAAACTTGGGTATATAACATCATTATATGTAGCATCATCCATATTATACCTATTAGAACTATATCCGTCGCCAAATTTATTACTTACCTTAACATCTACAACAGATTGTACACCTGATACATTTGCTATAGTTGTATATATGTCTTTGATAAAGATGGAACTTCTAAACGACATATTATCAATATTAAACATTTCTTTGAGTGCTTGTATACAAGTTATAAGAACAGAATTACTATTTCTACCTGGTAGTACTGTTATATCAAAATCTATACCTAAATTTACAATATATCCATCTTTTATATTTATAGCATCTGTGAGTACTCTATATTGAGATAAATATGTTTTTAAATTTTCCTTTGCTGCGTTAGTTAAGTGTGTTAATTCTTTATTACCATTATAGGTTAATACATATAAGTTAACTGCTAAAGGATTATCAATACTTTTTTCTGCATCTAACATTTGTTCATCTGCAGCTACATAAGCTTTTGCAACAAAACCAAATTTACTCGGCATACTTAATGCACGTATTATATAATCTTCCCTTGTCACTATTCTATTTTGTGTGTTAAAATTTCCAATAGCATTCTGCCTAACTTGCTCAACATTTTCAGCTTTCATTCCTCCTGTAGCTGTTTCTGTATTTGATACATATACACTATCAATTACTGACTGTCGGGTAGAACCAATTAAAGTATATTGAGGTTTAAAATTTACTGTTTTAGAACTAATTTGATTTATAGTACCTGTTCCAACGTTGGATGATAATCCATACCCTACTCTATAAGTAACTGTCAATGTTGTATTAGCAGGTGCTTGACCGTATGTGTCAGTATATAAGAAGTTTGATGGGTCAAATGATTTATCTAAATTAGCTATATTACCTACTTTATTAGACCCTACATTATCAGGGTTAGGTACTAATGTTTCATCTGGATCATTTGATATACCTCCACCAAACCGTAATTGTAGTTTATTATCTTTTGTAACACGCGTAGTAAATCTTCGCTTTGTAGATTTTAATCTTAATATATATGGTACAGAATCTTTATCAGCTGCTAATGAAGGATCATTAGCTACACTATTAACTGTTTCATCAAACATAGTTTCTTGCGCTAGAAAAGGTACCTCTACCCATTCATTACCATCTGAATCTGTAACAGAAATAATATCTTGTACATTGTCTGTTGGCAATATAAATGTTGCATACTCTTTAACAGCTCCTACTGCAAAAGAATATACACGTTGCTCACCACTAATTGCTGTTACTTTCTTTTCTGCTAAATAATATTCTGGAAGTCCAGTTGATGCATTAGATGAATATAATTGTATGTCTGTTTTATCAAATGAACTCGAATGACTAAAATCAATTAGTGAGTCAGATGTAAATTGCTTACTATCTGCTGTTGTACATACCATACCTCTTGATATGGTTGGAGCATATTGCCAATCTGGCTTTACATCTGCCCCTGTTCCTGTTGCAGGTATTAAACAATAAACACTTAATTCAGTTTGTGCTGGTGTTGTTAATTTAGGTTTATAACCAAACGCTTGTGCTATTGAGTAAACATTTTCTTTTTCTGTAGCTCTATGAAGCATAGTTTCTTTAATAGCATAATCAGTATAATATCCTAAAACATCGCCGACATAAGCTGCCATCTCGATAAACATTGTACTAGGAGAGGAATCTGAAAAATCCTTTACTGTATTAGGAAAATAATTTTTAGCAAACTCTATTAGATTACTTTTTAATCCTTTAAAATCTCTTCCTGTATATTTTATATCTTTATCTGTGTATTTTAGTGCCATTATACTTTAACCTCCAAATTTAAAACATTATCAGCAGACCATCCATTAACAGAATAAAAAACTTTTACTAATACTAAATTTCTATCTGGTTGTGAATCCACTTGAACATCTCTTATATTTACTGCGGGCATCCATGAGTTGACAGCTTCAGTAATTGCTTCTTTTGCAGCCAATTGCATTTCATCCTCATACAGTTGCTCAAATAAAAGGTAATATATATCACAACCAAAATTAGGATTCATTGGTCGTTCACCTTTCATAGTTAGTATCAAGTTACGTAAATTATCATGTACCTGCTTTGAGGTATAATAATTTTGTTCTTGAGTCCCAACAGTTAGAGGAAAACTTAACCCTATAGGATTATTTTCATCTACATCATTAGGATATATTTTTGGTACTAACCGAGCCATTTTTATTTCTTAAACCTTTTTACTAATTCTGAATAATCTCTTGTCATTGCGTTTGTTACAGAATCATCTACTGCACTCATATCAACAGGTCTTCCATTTAAATCTGTTTGTGGTTTTTGAAATCCATTTTGCATTGATACAAATCCTGCTTTTGCATCTGCTGAATTAAATTTTTTCATTGTTGGATAATCTTCTGCTTCAGTTTGTGCTAATGCTTCTGTTAAAGTTAACTGTTCTCTTTCATTAACAGGCTTTTTTGTAATTTGTTGTTCTGTAAGTATATTTCTTACTTCTTTTTGTACTTCTTCACGTACAATTTTTCTAATAACTTGTGCTAATTGTTTTGCTTTCATCTATTATCTCCATAGGTATAGTATATAATATAAATATACAATTTTATTATTTTTGTTCTAAACTTCCAATATTGTTTTCTATTGTATTCAAAGCTTGCTTAATAGAAACGACTTTTGATACACTAGAAACGTATGTACCTGCTTGTGTTGAAGGTAAAGTTGTTAATGGTGTTCCAGCGATAGGATATATTTCAGAAGCTGATGTTTTTGCTATCGTCTCTACTTCTGCAGCTAATTTTTTTACTTGCTCTATCATTTTTTGTAATTCAGTTAGAACAACATCTACATCATGATTCCATGATCTTGTTAAAAGGTGTATCTTATCACCAGATGAAAATAAAATATCATCACTTCTAGATATCAATACAATTCTATCACTTACTCCTACTAATTGAGCTTTTCCAAATGTTTCCATTTCAACACCGTCTGGTACTTCAGTTGGAAATGGTAGTACCATTTGCTGATCTGATGTTAAATATAAACTAGTGTAATCATAAAACATATTTTCAACTGGTAAATGTCCAGCACGTAATATTATGATAGGTTTAGTTTCTTTAGATACATTTTCTTTCCATGGATTGTTTAAATTAGGATTAGAATGACTCATCCGTAAAGATGCTCCATTTCTACTTTGCATTATATTATCACCTTCAAATATATCTATTGCTCTCGCAGAATCAGGATGTACTTTAAAAGCAGCTCCAGTAAAAAATTTATTTGCTGACCCTTTTTTAGTTACTTGTTGTGTTAAAATACCACCATTAAGCATATGGTTAATATTATATTTATTAGATAATATGCCTGTATAATACCAATTACCTGTTGAAGGATCTTGAAGGCATGATACCTTTTCATTTGGTAGTGGGCATGTAAATGTATGTCTTCCTATAGGTTCTGCTAAAACCCTTTCCACTTTACCCTCTCCTGTAACAATATTAACAAGTATATCACCTAAGGATCTACCGGCATTATCTGCGAGTACTCTCATTACCGTTCCTAC